GTTAGTCTCATACTCATCGTCCTTATACACCTCGTACATATGCTCGCAATACTCTTCATACGCGGCCTCTCTGGCCTCTTCATCAATCTCGTCAGGTTCTTCGAGCCACTGTGCTTCAGCCCGGAGAAACCCTCGAGGGAGATCCCTGGTCATTTTTCCTCCATTATGATAAGATTGTTTTCTCTGGCAACCACCAGATATGTTCCCCCCTCATGGGGAGTGGGTGCATCTACCATTCCATACGAAACGTGGGGCCCAAATCCGGGCCCCTTCGCGTAGCAGAAATATTTTTCATTTCTTTTGGCGGACGGCCACCAAAAGTCAGGAGACGTTTCATCTCCTGAAAATATGAAAAATAATAAGTGTGGAGTTTCCTCCACACAATAAAACAGATATTCCCCATCTTCCGCCTCACGACAGAAAACAGACTCTGGCCTGGGAGAGGACCCGACACCGCCGGCCTCCTCATCTCCGTACATATCTGATGCTCCTGGATACATCAGAGTACCTCCTGCACAAGCTGGTCATCTCTCCACTGGTGGTATGCCTCATCACAGTAGGATTCATAATAATCATCTGCGGTAAGTTCCGTTTCATACTCAAGTTTTTCCAACTGTCTGATGTATTCAAGCAGATTGCTAACCAGGTCATCCCGGTCAGACTTCTCATCCAGGTTGGCAAACTTTGCCTCTCTGATGATAGCATCCAGTATTTTGTTCCCGGTGCCCTTTTTCAGTTCATCCCGAAGTTTCAGGTTTTCCTTTTCCAGTTCATCATATCGGTGCTGTAAAGCCCCGGTGACATATGCATAACTCCCTTCGCACCCGTGCTCTTTTGCCCGGATAAACGCCTGCTGGATAAACTCTTCACTGGTGGACATTCAGACCACCTTTCCAGTAATTGGATTAAACAGATACCATCCCGTCTGTGAGACGGTTTGGATAATCTTCCCGTTCGGGAGTTCTTTCTTATCCCGCCTGTCATTCCCAAAGACAAGCACGTTCTGAGAAGATTCTATCTGTGCACAAATGTATCCCAACATACACGGGATAGGAGAAACAAATACAAGATAATCTTCTTCTCTCATTTCATCCATGAGCGAATGAGCTAATTCAATCTGTTTATCTAGGTTCAACCCTTCTTCCGGGATGTCAACCCGGATCAGATTATCACCCTCATCAATGAGGGAATTTAAAATTGAATCCTGTTCGGGCATCAGGCTGTGTGCCTGATTAATTACGTAATTGATTTTCATTCCACCGGCCTCCAGAGCGTGTTAAGTCCGGGCTCACAGTCCCCCCTCCGGAGACTCACACATAGGTTGACGTTTCGTTCGACGGTCCCATCTGGCCTGTGGAGGTTACCACGCCTGTTGTATTTGCATGTATAGCATGTGCCTATCATTCATACCCCTCTGATGCGATCCTCGTTTCCAGGGCGGTTCTTGAGCGTCCTGTGTAAGAGTTCAATGCCTGCCACCACTGACGCGGTGTCTGACCCGTAAGTTTCCCGGAGTTCCTTCAGTTGCTCAACCGCCCTGTGTGGGAGGTTGTAGGCTTTTTGGTATCTTGGTTCCTGTGCCATGATTATATGTATAGATATATGGGTATATAATGATACCTATTTCAATCGAAGCCCAAATTAAGCCCAAATAATTAAGTTAATTATGAAATGAAAATATTTCATAATTATTAAGCCCAAACCGGGCCCAAAACACAAAAACAAACAAAATACTCTTTATGTAATATTAAAATAATTATTATTATTATTATTAGTAGTAGTAGTAGTAGTATAGTGTTTTTTGTTCTTCTTAGGTTTTTCGAGTAATTTCATAATTCTATAATTACTTAATTATTTTTAAGCACAAAAAAAGAAGCATATTGAAAATAGAGGCCGTATAAAAGGAATAAATTATAGCAAAAAAGAGAGATTCCATTTCATAATTACTCTCCATCTTCAGGATATACCCACGCCATCCTGGGGCGACCCCCGCCTGTATGTTGAACGTGTTTAAGTTCTATCCCTTCATTGCACTCCAATGTTGATAATACACATTTTTTAGCCCGTTCATCCAGGCCTCTGAAAAGTGCAGAAGTCTTATAAATCTCTCTCTGAGTTGCACCCTTGAGCCCCTGCTTCTTAATTATGGTGAGAACTTCTTTACAAACGGCCTCATAATCTGAGTTACTTACAACCTGCTTAACCCTCATGGCGGTGTTTTGAAAATGTTTCTTTACGTACCGCATGGCCCAATCCAGGTGCTCAGGCAATATCACATCAGACTCACAGGACGCGGCAACAATCATACTTACCCTCATGGCTATCTCCTTTACCCTTCCGTAAAGTTCTGACATGTTAAACGCGTCCAGGGAGTTCTGTGTATTGATAATCTCTCGCTCAAACTCCTCAAGCATCACCCGGCAAGTATCATGAAACTTTATTGTCCTTGGTTCTGGAGGGTTGGTATATGCTGAAAGGTTCCCGCTTCCCCCGGTTGCCTCTGCGCAATACCGGCACCACTCAATAAGAGCTTCAGGAACCGGAACTTCCTCATCTATCCATCTCCCAAGGGCCCTTTCTGCTGTTGACTCAATAATAAGGAACCGAGGCAAATACCCGGAAGAAATAGAGTCTGTATTAATGGCCTTATACAGAGTTGAAGGAGTAGAGATCCCAAATATGGTTATACCAGGTCTGTCTATGATAGTCGATGTATCATCATCCTGGTGCTTGCCGGACAGGTTGGAATACGCATCTGATGATAAAAATCCCGCCTGTCTCCCGAACGCCTCCATAATCATAGTATATGCAGCATCTTTTTGTGAGTTCTTGGAACTCATGGCGTGCTGGAGCTGTTTACCCATCTCATCCTGTATGCATATATGGCGCGGCTTCTTCTTCAGGGTAGAAATAATGGCCCCGGCAGAAGTGTATCCAGGAGGTCCAATGAGGTTAAGGCATGTCTCCCCGGACGCCCTCAATACGGTTTCGATAACTGTTTTCCCGTGCTCCTTTCCAGTAGAACTCTTTCCTAGCACCAGGAAATAAAGTGCAGAATAGTTGTTTTGGTTGGTTCTCCACTGCCTAGATAAGCAGGTTGCACCTATAGCAAGAGCAGTGGCAACAGCATATTCAGGTTGTGGCTTTAATGCTGTTGATTGATAATATTGTACTGCCAGGCCTAAGATACCCGGCACTTGCATCAAATCATCTTCCACACGATGATTATTCTTTTTTATGAATATGCCTGCGACCTGTTTCCCGTGTTCTATTGCTTCCGGATCATACTCAACATATTGCATGTCCATTTCTAAAGCTGCGGCCTTGACGGCTGCACTATAATCCATGTCATGTTCAAACCTACAAAACAGGTCAAAACAATCATGAGAATGCCCGTCTCCTAAAACGTCCGTGCCATGATGGGAGAAACAGACATTATCAACAGGAAAAACAATTACCCCGGGAACCTTTGTTTTTGAGTATGGAGCCAAAAACCGCATTCCTTTCTTTTCATACCCGTATTGAGACAAAAGCGCCCGGATATCATGAGTCTGGTTATACCTGTCTATCACGCTTTCCCGCTCACTTCCAAACTTGTTCCTAGGAGCAGGTTTAGGTTTAACAGTAACTTTTGGCCCCCAAGGACATGCAGATTTAAGCTGAGGTTCAAACGTCTCCCACTCATTCCATATGGCAACCAACTGAGCAGGAAGTTCTGGGATTCCGTCTTCAGGGTGCTTTCCCCAGGTGTAAGGTGCGTTTGTGTCAGGATGAATAGATGGTGGTAAAACGTCCTGGCACTTAAAAGAGCGAATCTCAAAAATTACGTCCTGCCCGCCGGGAACATCTTTAGATGGCCATCTTAAAACACGAACATTCTTAATATGCTTAAAAGACTCCGGGCGCCTGAATATGGCTTTATCCCTTCCTGGCCTGCTCACAATCCTTGGGGCATCTCCGAACAGTTCATCGTAATCAAGCCCCATATCTGTAAAAAGCATCCTGCAAGCGGCCTCATCATCAATGTCTATTGCAACCGTGCCAGAATCAAGGTGATGCAACCCTATATTACAAGGGGATTTTAATTGTTCCAACTGTTCATCCGTTTTTAACCCTGCGCCCCCATCATTCCAACCAGACTCCATCGTGTCTCCCTTTGTCTTATACGGGAGTTTAACGATAGCCCAATCAAATTCCTTTACATATCGCTTAGCTTCATCGTAAATTGTCATTCATTCACCATGATGAGATATACCCGCACCGCCCGCAGATCAACCCACTCACACGAAATTCGGAAGCCCGTTTAGAATATTTTTCATCAATAATAGCGGTACTTTTAAGCATCTTTTTACCCACGGACATATTTTGCATAGGTTTCATATGCCCCTTACCACATTTGGGGCACTTAATAATACACCCGCTCATTGATTACACCCTGGAGGTACTGGATTAAAAACAACTGGCAACCAGTGTGGAGATTTATAATTTATTGCTCTTTTAACAATCGGAAATGATAGAACTACCCCGTCCATTGCATATACAAGCACGTTTGTTGGTGTTGGTGCAATTAAATTATTTTCTAGTAATAGCCGCATGGCATCACACGCAGATTGCGTCATATTATCCCACAAAATAATATTACTATGTTGTTCTCCAGCACAGAGCGCCCTTTCTCCGGTTGTAAAATCTTCTTTAAACTGTTTTGATAATTCTGCAAAAGAAACGGTTTTCCATCGACATATAAATGCATATATTCTTTCTGCGAGTGGCCTACCATCATCTATACAGCACTCTTTACGTGATTCAAACCGGGTTGTGGTGGAATTATATTTGTCATACCATCCAGAAAAATTAACTTCGCTCATAAACACTGCTCCGATTTAAGTTTTTCAAGTTCTTCTAGCGCCTTTTCAATTGCATACAGGAAGTTCCCATTTATCCCATTAAATCCGTCTGCGATTAGCTCATCAAGTTCTTTTTCGGTACACACCCGGTCTCCGTCCTCATATGTAAACACCCGCGAAATAAAATCTCTACAAAGTTTACATGTACATGGGTGCTCTAATTCAAATTGTTCTAAACTGCTGTTTAATCTCATTTATTCCCCTCCAGGTAATCTGACACGGCCTTAACAACCTCATAAGAGGCCCCATATTCAGGATACTTTGATAATCTCCATACAGTAGGGTGCCCGACACCGCACGCCTCAGCAACCTTTCTAAGGTTCCTGTCTTTTAGCTTGTCAGCTATTTCGTCTGCCGTAAGCATAACAATATATTTCTCTTCTATAGTATTTAATTTCTATCATGAAATACCTTTATATACTTTTAAAATCCATCTTTATGTGTAACAGGTGCCACCCGCCTTTAACGAGATGTGGCCCGGCAGGAGAGAGCCGAGGTGAAAAAAACAACCAGTCTATCAAGACTCAAAACTTTGATCAGGCGAGAGGGCGAGCCAGCAAACAACCCTCACCGCGGGAGCCTCAGCGGGTGGGTTCAAAGCCCACTCCCGCCATACGCCGGCACCTTACCCGGCATTACAACTCGTACACGTGACCTACCAAACAAAACGGAAAAAACCATGATAAGCTTGAAAGACATCTCGAGGGCGTCAATAAAACCCCCTCGAATGATAATCTATGGAGAAGCAGGCATAGGAAAAACAACCTTTGCCGTTTCTGCACCTGCACCTATTGTAATCCAAACGGAAGACGGACTGGGAGTATTAGACGCCCCACGGTTCCCCATTGCAACCTCGTTCGAGGATGTTCTAGAATCACTCCAGAGCCTGGCGGAAGAGGACCACACGTTTAAGACAGTCGTTGTGGACAGCCTAGACTGGCTGGAACCTCTTATCTGGGCGGCAACCTGTAAACGTCTGGGAGTCTCAAGTATAGAAGCTCCAGGATATGGCCGCGGATACGTTGAGACCTGCACGGAATGGCGAAAGTTCTTTGCTTACGTAACGGCCTTGAGGGACGAAAAGGACATGCTCATTATAATGACCGCTCACAGTGTCATTCAGCACGTTGAAGATCCCATACACCCGGCCTATGACATGCACGCTCTCAAACTACACAAGAGGGCCTCTGCAATCGCCGAGGAGTATAGCGACATCATAGGCTTTGCATCACTCAAAACCCTCCTGAAGACAGAGGAGGCTGGGTTTGGTGAAAAGAGAAACCGGGCCATAAGCACGGGTGAACGTGTCATTAATGTGGGTGCAAACCCGGCTTACGTATCAAAGAACCGCTACAGCATGCCTGAAACTCTCCCGCTCGTATGGAGTGAATTCGAGCAACACATACCAGGAACGAACTAACATGGCATTGATCGATTTTAACGCAGAAGCAATCGAACCGCAGTCAGATTTCAGCCCGCTTCCGGTGGGAAACTATACCGTAGTTATCACCCAGAGCGAAATGAAACCAACCAAAACCGGGAACGGCCAGTATCTACAGCTCACTCTTCAGGTAGTCGAGGGTGAGTATAAGAACCGCCTGATCTTTGACAGGCTCAACATCCAGAATCCAAACTCCGTTGCGCAGCAGATAGCCCAAAAGGCATTATCAAGCATCTGCCGGGCTGTTGGAGTCATGCACCCAAAAGATAGTGAGGAGTTGCATGATAAACCGTTCAGCGTCAAGATAGGGATCCGGCCTGCATCCGGTGAATATGGGGAAAGCAATATAGTTAAGGGGTATTCATCGCTCTCCTCCTCTCCTGTAAAGAAGGGAAACGGGAAGAAACCTTGGGAAAATTAACATGGTAACCCTTCCGAATAACCTTTTTTCTCCCACTGTTGATCTCATCTATTCCACCTACAAAAACTCCCCACCCCGCCCCCACTTGGGAGCCTCCCAGATTGGAGCCCAGTGCGAGCGGGCTTTATGGTACAGTTATCACCACTGCAAACTCCCGGCCTTCTCTGGAAGGATGTTACGGCTCTTTGAGACGGGCAAACGCGAGGAAGAACGAATTATCCGTAACCTCCGCTCTGCCGGACTCCAGGTGTGGGATCGTGGAGACGACGGGAACCAGATAAACTTCCGTATGTTCGGCGGTAAGTTTGCCGGGAGTATAGACGGGATTGTGCTTGGGATACCCGAAGCGCCCAAAACCGAACACCTTCTGGAGATAAAAACCTCGTCAGACAAGAACTATAAAGCCCTCATAAAAAACGGTGTTGAAAAAGCAAAGCCTCTACACTTTGCCCAGATGATGGTCTACATGGGAGCTTTGGACTTAAAAAGAGCCTTGTATATAGTAGTAAACAAGAATGATGATTCTATCTATACCGAAAGGTGTGAGTTCCATAAACCAACATACGATTTATTGATAAACAAGGC